CCCCCCCCGTGAGGGGGGGGAGTCGCCACCAGCGACATCCGAGAGGAGGTCTGTCAAGTTGGATCATGTCATTACTGTACGTGATCCGTGGTTCTCACCTTACGTCAAGGTGTTTCTCAACGTAGGAGGCGTGCCCGATGTTGTCCTCGGGCCGCTTTTGGAGCGAAAGCTTCACTACGCTGGATTGAAGAACTTCGGTACACAAGTAGAACACTCCAGAACTCGAGAGAAATCGGTTGATCACCACTATGCAAGTGGGACCATTACCGGGAATGTCCCGGAACCGGATCACTCGAATTTCTACCGTACGGTAGCCTTCGACATCGAAGGTGGAGGCGACTCAGCTGAGATAATTGAGACGTATCCAGCAATGGATCCGCCTAACAACACAATTATCCGCCGCTGGTCAGTCTGGGCTACAGGAGGACGTATCGCTCCTGTGGTTACCCAGACCTACATTGTGTCTCTCGGTTGGAAGACAGAGTACATTGAGTGGGGTACGCCCACCACCCATGAAGGTGGTGCGCGCCTCTCGCTTAGTGTCTCCGTCGACCAGTATACCGGGAGTATTACGTATGGTGACGCAACTGTCCTAGAAGTTTGGGGAGATCAACCCCCAAACCCCGTGATTGCTGCTATCGACTGCCCCTATGGGGCGTCGACAACCAATCACTTGATTCCACTTGTACAGTCGGCTACGTTCTATGTCGACCGTGCGCTTGGAGTCCTTCGGCAGTTGCCGCTTGATGTGAACCTTCGGAACGAAGCGATCTGGTCTGCCGTTGAAAACATCGAGTTAGCGCAACTCAATGCGTTGACCGACTTCACCGACGTCCAGTCGCCACTTGCTTCATTGAAGCAAGTAGGGAAGTTCTTCGAGATACACTCTGAGGCTCTTCAGTTCGTGAAGAAGCTCGCCAATATGCACCTCTACTGGCAATACGTAGTCAAGATGAATATTTTGACCACGCAAGAGTGTTCGAAGCTCGTCTCGTTCTTGAAGGGCAATTCCGGCACCCGTAACCGTGATATCACCAATGGTGAGCTCATCGGTCACGGTACAGCTAGGAAGACGGTGAACGTTCCGGGGGGGACCGTAACTCGAACATACACTGCGAAAGTCGTGTATGGTTCTGGTTGGTCGCCGCAGGGCTCGTTCGCCGAGCTACAACTCCTAGGTGTTATGCCAGGAATTGACGACTTGTGGGACGCTGTTCCGTACAGTTTTGTGGTTGATTGGGCCGTGCCCGTCCAAGAACATCTAACTAGGGCTCAGAAGCTCGTGGATCTTATCCACTTGCCTATGATCTGCCTGGTGTTAGGTTACAAGGACGTGGCCACGTTTTCCCAAGATATTCAAGGTGACGAACATGTCTTTCACCTTGATATCAGTGCCACCCTGTACAGACGACGCGTTCACGACAGCCTCCCCTTGAATATGTCGCTCGGGGCGCTGGCGACCCATTCTCCATGGGTCCACAGTCTCACAGGTACTGAGCTTATTTTACAGCGTGTGCTGTAGGAGCCAGACCTAAACGGGACAGCCTTACAAGGCTGGCCAAATCAACCGGTAATACTGGTTGACCGGTTTAGATACCGGAGAAAGGTAAACGACCTTATGGCCGTTACCATGGCGACTGGCACTGCCCAGCTAACTGCAGGGGCTGCCATCTACCCGATCTACGTCCCCGCCGACTATGTCGCGATCAGCGACAAGCCTGGGGAGACCATCTTGACGAATACCCTTGCCGGCCGCGATCAGCCAAACACCCTGCGGTTTGGGGTGCAGGCCGTGGCCGATATCTTCAAGGGTACCACCTGCCCAGTTCAACCCGGGCAGCTCAAGACTGGTGTCAGTATCGTGTGTCAGGTTGCTGAGCGCTGGTGCTTCGATGACGCGGCCGATACAATGGCCGCCATGTGGGCACCTGCGTCCTGCCACTTCGTCATGAAGGTACCGGATGACCCTCGGGTCACCCCAACCCTCATGCGTGGCTTCCTGGAGCGGAACCTCGGGATGCTGATGCGGAACGGCTCTGATTCCCCGACAACGGGATTCACGAAGCTGTTCCACGGCATCACGAAGTGGTAGTAAGCACTTAGTCTCGCCTGAAAGGACGTGGCGAAAGTGCTTCCTACCGGTCCTCGATCCAAGAAACCAGCACACGAACTCGTAGAAGGAGATGTCCTCAATGGACAACCCAGTGAAATATCCGGCTCCGCCGGAAAACCCTGCCAAGACTCAGTCCCGGCGGGTCAGCAGACATCCGAACCAGGTCGCCCCTCCGAAGGAGAAGGAGAGGACGAAACTCCCTGGCTCGGAGATATCCTATATCCCTGTCCACCCAGTGGCTTCACCGAAAGGTGGAGTCCCACTGTGGCGGGAGTCGAAGCGTCGACAGGTGGTTGCTTCGTTTGGAGTGATGAACGAGGCATGCACGCTGTCTTCAGGCGCGTCCCCAGCTTCTGGGACCGCGTCTTCTGCTTGCTCGAAAGAGCTTCAGCAGAGCGTCGATCTACGAGATGGGCAAAGTGCCTTTACCTCGTGGGAGTTGGGTATCTCTTTGCTGCAGCAGGGCCGACCGTGCACTCGACAGGCTCTCGGTGCCTTAAGGCGTGTGTTTCAGAACGCCTTAGTCGCTGGAGACTTGTTAAGCTTTATCGACGATTGCGGATACTTGCGAACCAAGCTCGTAACTGGTTCAGAGTGGTCCGCTGACCTTTCTAAAGGTCAAAATCGTCGATGGGTAAGGGGGCTGATCACCGCGATTGAACATGTGGTGCCAGCCAACCTTATAGTACACCCCTCCGATTCTTTTAACCGTGTCACCACCTTCCTTGGGTGGTTAAAACGGCTACCTGTATGTATTCGAGCCGAGGAAATCTCGGTTGACGAGTACTACAAGTGTGATCGGCGGATATCCTTGTTAGACTTCAAGGATAATGTGTACGTCCCCATGCTGAGACGGATCTGGGCCGAGTGGTTTGGTTCCTTCAAACTGCAACCACCCTTCCGTCCGCGTCACGGGTCCGGAGCTACAGCCGACGTAGGACGAGTGCGTGCCCACAAGTGGCAGGCACTTCACTTCGATCGTGTAGCTCACATCTGCCTACGCTACCCCAACTTGCAACCTTCGGTGGAGTCCGAGCCTAGGTTCACCCCTCGTCGGGTGTCCAAAGCTCTCTTCGTTCCGAAGCAAGCGGGTAAGGACCGTACGATCTGTATGGAGCCTTCCTGGCTGCAGTATCTGCAGCAAGGTGTAGCGCGTCAGTTGATCGATTACACTCACTCGTTACAGCATCCGCTACATAGATTCGTGAATGTCTTCTCACAAGAGAAGAATCGCGAGCTGTGTGCGCGTGCCTATTACGAGGACGGTGCAACGATCGACTTGTCAGATGCATCGGATAGTGTTTCCTGGAGACTCGTCACCGAACTTACCCGTGGACTACCATTACAAAGGTATCTCCACGGCACCCGGAGCACACATACCATCTTAGATGGTCATGTTGTGCGGATGGATAAGTTCGCGCCGATGGGCTCCGCACTATGTTTTCCTATCGAGTGCTTTGTCTTCACTTCGATAGTAGAACTAGCGTATAGGGAACACTATGGTCAGGCCAGTAGGGGATTCCAGTCTGGAATCTCCGTCTACGGTGATGACATTGTCTGTCCGCGTGCGATTTACCATCGCGTGGAGACTATACTCACTTCCCTTGGCTTCAAAGTAAACGCAACGAAGAGCTTCTCTTCGGGTGCATACTTTGAAAGCTGTGGCGTTGAGTACCTCCACGGTGTTTCGATCAAATCGATCAAACACCCGCGTCGCCACCTCCACTGTCACGAGGCGGCATCACCGGACATGGTCGGGACGGTATCCGACCTAGCCAATAGCCTGTTGCTGCAAGGGTATTTCCTTGGTCGTCGACACCTCCTCAAAGCGTTTGAGGATGTGAAGATTGACCTAGGTACCCAAGTGGTTCCATTTATGGATTTTATGTGGTTCGATGATAAGAGTTGCATCCCTATCATCGCGCCGTATGTTCGCTCTCGTTGGAATTGTAACCTCCAACGACGTGAATATACAGTAAAATCCATTGGCGCCGAGAATCTCTCAGCTGACAGCGACTATCAGCAGGCGACTGCTGATACAACGTTGCCCACGAGAGACCTTCGGTTGCGGCATCTCACCTACCCTGTTGTCCGGGTCGATGTAGATGAGCGCTTTAGCCAGCGGGCTGTCGTCGCTCTCAGCAAGTTTGGATTCTTCGACTTGCTTGAGGGACGCGACATACAGGATGTTGGCCATACAAAGACTGGCCGTCTGCGCTACAAGGTGCGCCGTAAGGCTCACCCTGTAGTCCACCAATGCCCGACCATGTAGACACTTTCTCCCGTCGTTACCGGCGCTCTGCCGGTGCGATGCAGCATGATCCTGCGCAGTCGCGCAGTTGGGGCTAATACCTCCAATCTGGTCATGTTGTACGAGGTGCCTACGTGCGAGGACCCCTCCCCAAAAGGAGAGGGGTGGTTGGATGAATATACAACTATTCACTAACCAAGGGGCTAACCCACTTTTCCTAACCTTCACAGGTTTGTGTGTCTAACCAACACACTGGGAAGAGTTTCGGCAGGGGCTAGCCCCC